ATTAATAGACTTGGAGTCAAAAACAAATGGAAACCATTAAAGTTGTGTTTGCAATACTGATGATACAAAACGGTTCGACCGTAGAGATGGTGCCAACTGACGGACTTAGCGACTGTCTCAAGCAGAAGCGTATTATTTCCCGCAACGTCGGAGAAGAACAGCAGGGAATATATATGCAATGCAAAGAAGTAAAAGCAGAAGTGTATGAAGATATGGGCCGACTCAAGATTAAAAAAATTATTGAATAATTACATTCCTAGTTTTTTCATAGATTCTTTCAATCGCTCCTCTCTTGGTGTCGACTGACTGATATGCCCTTGTATCCACATACAACCATCAGAGTCTACAATCAAAAACAAAATGCCTTCCTCTGGATAATCTCTTTGATTGGCTCGTAATGTTGCACCAGAAATTCTAGTCTTGGTTTTGTTAATATAATTTAAAGACTTAACATCTACTCTTAAAAGTTTTTTAGTTTTTCTACTTTCTATAATTAAATCAAACTGGCCATGATACTCAGTGTTTTGATACACATTATACCCCTCCTCTAATAACTTAGAGATAGCATAATGTATGGTGATGTTGCCCTTGGTGTGCCCAGGGTTATCCGACAAACCTGATCATAGCCATTCTTTTAGCTCCTCGCCTAATATTTCATTAGCTATGTCTATTTTTTGTCTTAAAGCGGCTACGATTTTTTCATCAACAGAATCCTCACAGATGATGTCAACATAATTTACTTTGTCTGTTTGCCCTATTCTGTGTGCTCTGTCCTCCGACTGCAGTCTCTTCTCTAGATCATAACTATTAGAATAGTATACGACAGTTTTAGCTGCAGTCAAAGTAATCCCATAGCCCCCTGTTTGAGGATTACCAATAAAAAACCTAGTAGGTGACTCTTCGTCTTGAAATTTATCTATGTTGCTTTGTCGATGTTTCTGTTTTGTTTCTCCATAGTAAGTGCAGAAAGAACCCTCGCCAAACTTTTTGCCTATTTCTTTTGCGATATTTTCAATGTCCTGAACATAATTAGACCAGACAATAACTTTGCCCTCACACTCCTCTAAGACGTTTAATAACTCAGACATTCTATTACTTTTAACTTCGGTAACTGTGCCATCGTCAGCTTTAAAATGACCACACGTTATCTGATGTAATCGTAACATCTGAGTCAGCACATTCATGGTAGAACAAACCTTTTCATTAAGCTCTGCAAGAGCTATGGACTTCATGGAGTTGTAAAGTTTTCTTTGTTCTGCTGTCATTTGAACAACGCGTTTTTGATACACTTTGTCTGGCAAATCTAAACAATCCTCTTTCAAAATTCTGTATGAAAAATCAGACACAATGTCAGACAGCTCATCAAGATTTTTATAACTGTCGTTCGGTCTGACAATTTCTACTCTCTGTCCATTTACATTAATAGTTGTCATGTTAGCGTATCTTAATTTAAACGTATAAAAAGAATCGTGACCCAACAATTCAGAGTCTAAAAACCCACATTGAGAATACAAGTCAAGAGGACTTTTAGTGACAGGACTTCCTGTCATAATTCTTTTGTAGCTTGCATAACGGCCAACGGCTGATATGTTTATGGTCCTTTGAGCTCTAGGAGTTTTTATTGACGTGCTCTCGTCCACAGCCATTAAAGATTTATAAACACATAAAAATTTTTCAGCTTCTTCCATACCGGGTTTAGTAGAGAAAGCTTCAACATTTATTACAAAGAAAGTCAAACAAGGGTCTCTTGTTTTATCGTAAAGTTGTGATAACATTTGTTTATCGTTTTGTGTTCTAGAACTGGGAGCCACCCAATAAAACGTTCTGCACTGTATGTGATCAGGGATATGTTTTGGTATTTCTTGCTCTACCCAGTTCTTATAAACACCTTTCGGTGCAACAATAAGTGCGGCATCAATTTTACCTTTGTCATAAAGTATGGCGATATTATCTAATAAAATCTTAGACTTACCAGTTCCCATCTCACAGAACAAAGCGAAATTTTTTTTATCCCAACTAGTATCCAAGGCCTTCATTTGATGTTTGTAGGGCTTGGTCTTAAACCTATATTTCATAATTATTGTCTTGCTTTCTAAAAACATTATAATAAGTATGAACCTAAATTAGTCAAGAAAGAAAAGTATGACGATCTATTGCGTGCAAGAACCGCCCGGAACAGCCAAAGGTATGCCTAAAGTGGATGTTACAAAAGCGTTGCATTTTGGCAACATAGAATTTTTATTTTCAGAAAGAGCACAATTGGTATATAGTAGTGGAGCATTAGTGAGGGAGCTAAGAAAGAAACTTGAGAAATTTAATGATGAAGATTATTTACTTCTTTTGGGTGATCCTGCTATCCTTGCTATTACTGGTGCTGTAGTTTCTGATATAAATTATGGGAAATTTAAGATGTTGAAATGGGATCGTGAATCTGCTAAGTACTATCCTTTAGACGTTAATCTATATCAGAAAGAGAATAATTATGAACAAGATAAATTTTGAACAGGATCAAATCGAGACTGTTTCCAACGACGATGCAACCTCCATTGGAGATCTATGTCAACAGCTAGTTGACGCAGAGGCAGAGGTTTCTGCATTAAAAGACCTACTCAAAACTAAACAAGAAAATGTTTTAGAATTAAAACAAGTTAAGATACCTGCATGGATGCAAGAAAAAAACTTGTCACAACTAAAACTAAATGATGGTAGTTCTATTGAAGTAACAAATTTTTATGGAATATCGATACCCAAGGATCACGATCAACGTGCCACGGCGTATCAATGGCTTCGTGACAACAATCTAGGAGATATTATTAAGAATGAAATAGCTGCTAGGTTTGGTCGTAACGAAGACGGGAAGGCGTTGGAATTTGCCAAGTTAGCCACCGCAAATGGGTATGAGGTTGAACAAACTTTAAAAGTTGAATCTCAAACTCTTAAAGCAACTCTGAAGGAACTGCACCAGAAAGGTGCGGCTCTGCCACCGGAAGAGACATTTAAAACGTTTGTGGGCAGACAAGCAAAAGTTACAAGGAAAAAATAATGAATAACAAAGTAACAAAAACAAAGGCCAACGGACAATTGATGCCGGCGGTCAGCCTAGACTTGGTGCAAGCTGATGCTGAGTCTATAAGTGGACTTGAAAATGCAAATAGTCCAGATGATTTAGCTCTACCTTTTTTAAAAGTGTTGAGCCAATTATCACCGCAATGCAATAAAACAAGCAACTCTTTTGTAGAGGGTGCCGAGTCTGGCATGATCTACAACACCGTAAGCGGTAAACTTTATGATGGCGAGGAAGGCATTGATGTCGTCCCAGCTTTTTATAAAAGAGAGTATATCGAGTGGGGTGAAAGAGGAAAAGGCAGTGGTGCCCCCATTGCAATACATGATGCCAACTATGACATCTCTCAAGCGCCAAGAGACGCAAACTTTCAAAACAGATTGCCTAACGGTAATATAGTAGAGGAGACTGCGAACCATTTTGTATTAGTATTAGATGGTAAAGGTGGCTTCGAGCAGGCTTTGATTACAATGAAGTCTACTCAAAGAAAGGTGTCAAGGAAGTGGAACTCAATGATGAAGAGTCTTACCCTACAAGGTAAGAGCGGTCAATTCACACCGCCATCGTACAGTCATGTGTACAGGCTTAGAACTGTACCACAGTCCAATGCAAAAGGAACGTGGTTTGGTTGGGACGTATTTAAAGTAGGTCCTGTGCAAGACGCAAACGTGTACGAGACTGCAAAGAACTTTGCACTTGGCGTGAGTAAAAACTCAGTGAAAGTTGAGCATCAAGAAGAGGCCAACGTCACACAAAAAGCAGACGCTTTTTAATTTAAAGGGCGGTGTAACAGCCGCCCTTTCTTTTTGTGGTGACTCATGCAAGACAGATTTCTTATAGGCAAAATATTTAAGGGTAATGAACTAGCTTACGGAGTTTTTAAACCATCGAACGAAAAAGATGTTCGAGGTAAAGAACAAGGTGGTCAGGGCTGGGGTCACACCGAACAACTGTCCACGGACATTAAAGTCTGGCAAGCACATTTAGAGGGTACACAAAGCATAGGCACGGTGCCAGTAAATCACAACGGAGAGTGTCATTGGGGTTGCATAGACATAGACACATACAAAAATTTTAATCACACAAATTTAATTAAAAGCATAACAAGAGCTCAACTACCTTTTGTGGTTTGCAGATCGAAGAGTGGAGGTGCTCATGTATATTGTTTTTTTAAGAATGCAGTTAAAGCAAAGGATTTACAAAAAAAGTTGAAGCAGGCAAGCGCTTTGCTTGGTTATAAGGATGCAGAAATTTTTCCAAAACAAAACAAACTACTTAGAGGGCAAACAGGAAACTATGTAAACGCTCCATATTTTAATGAAAAAAATTGTCAAAGGTACGCATTAAAATTAAACAATGGTGAACTAAAAATATTGTCTTTAGAGGAGTTTTACAATGAGTATGAAGAGAAAGCTCTTACAAAGATAGACGATTTAAACGTACAGACAGACATAATATTTCCAAAGGGTCCGCCTTGCAATAACTGCATAGCTCTCAATGGGTGCAGTGAGGGAGGACGAAATAATTTTTTATTTAATTGTGCAGTCATGCTAAAGAGAATGCACGAAGAAAGCAAAGAGGATTGGTTGATGGAGCTTAGAGAGATCAATCAAAACCATGTGGACACACCTCTTAATGAGGTTGAACTATCCAGAATATATGCGTCTGTAACAGGACACATGGAACATCAGAACAGACAAGTGTTGGACAACAGTGTAGAATTAGAGGAGGCAGACAACTCTAATTATCACTACCTGTGCAAGCAAGAACCGATGAGCAGTTTTTGTGATAGGGTTACTTGCATGTCAAGAAAGTTTGGTGTGCAACGAAACATGGAAGAGGGAGATGGATATCCTGAAATAGCGTCCATTGATAAAGTATATGATGAGCCAATATTTTATTATGTGACTTTTGAAGGCGGTGTTTCGGCCAGAATGGAGTCAGATGATTTATTTGAAGAAAAAAACTGGAGAAAAAAAGTCGGACTTATTTTAGATGCCAAGCCTCCAGCGCTTGGTGCAGCAAACTTTGATGATTGGATGCGTGTTCAGATGAGAGAACGTATGACCCATGTTCAATTGCCAGAGGGTGTTGGAAGATTTGATAGAATAAAAGAATCTATCAACGAGTGGTTTTTAGGGACAGGGCAGGGAGAGAATCGAGAGAGTTTGCTTCAAGGATCTTCGTGGCACGACACGGACAAAAAAATAGTCTACTTCGTATTTTCAGATTTATATAGCGCTTTGATATCTACCAAAGCTATAAAAGAAAATGCAAAAGACTCTTCAATGTTAATGGATTTTTTAAAAAGGCCTCTTGTTGATGAAGAGGGCAATGAGCATTCAAATCCGGGCCTTGGCGCAGTCAGCAAAAGAATAAACATAAACAACAAAACTAAAGCTGTATGGGCCATCAAAGAAGAAAACCTAAACCTAGAAGAGGCAGAGATTGAACCAAAAGAGATTATTAAAGAGGAGCCACTATGAGTGTAAAAATAAAAGAAGCTGAAAAAATTTTTGGTCCACCTGGGACAGGAAAAACAGACAGACTAATAAAAAAAGTTAGTCACTTAATTAAAGAAGAGGGTGTTAAACCAGAGGATATCTGTTACATAACATTCACCAACAAAGGTATTGACGAAGTTAGAAACAGATTGAACGTTACAAAAAAAACGGAGGGTTACGAATCATTCGCAACGATCCACGGACTGTGCAATGGTTTTATGAAAGGTGGAGAGTCCAGACTGATCAATGATAATGATTTTGATTTTTGGGCCAAGAAAGAAGATGGAGATGTAAAGAGAGAGTTTGGTGGTGACATGGATAACAATTTTGTGGTGCAGGTCTACAACTTATACAGGGTCGCGAACATAACTTTGAGAGAGGCGTTTGTTAAATTAAATGAAAGGAATTACAAATGGAGCAGGCTAGAAAGATATATAAAAAGTTGGGATTTGTACAAAGAAAACAACAAGTTGCATGACTTCACTGATCAAATACTTAATGCATTAGAGATCGATGCTTTCAAACGATATCGTGCTGTCTTTCTAGATGAGGCACAGGACTCTTCTTGGTGTCAGTGGCAAGTTATTAAAAAGATCATGGACAAAGGGACAGTTGAATATTTATATTTAGCAGGAGACGATGATCAAGCTATCTTTGATTGGAATGGTGGAGAGGTTAAATATTTTTTGAATGCCTACAAATCTATTTGTAAAATAAAAGTATTAGAAAAATCATACAGACTTACTAACCAACACATTTGGTTTTCTGAACTTATTAGTTCTGGCATAAAAAATAGACAAGAAAAAAAATATTATTCTAAACATGAACATGAAGGAGAAATACATTACACAGATCGTTTTTCACAGATACCAATAAAAGATAACGAATCATGGACTATCATGGTGACAGGCTCACCAATCATGAAAGAGGTAAAAGAACTTTTAATACGACAAACAGTTTGGTTTATACAGACCACGGCCAAGGGTTATGTGCATTATCCTGTTGGCGCTAGAATCACAGCAGCGTTAAAATGTTTTTTCAGATTGCAACAAGGTAAAGATGTTACACGCTCTGATCTTTTGCAATACAGAACATTAGTCAAACCAAAAAACTTTAAACCCAAACAATGGGAGACGTTAGACCCAGATCAGTTATACAAAGCTGAAGATTTAAAGCAGGCGTTTGGATTAGACTTTTCAGTAAATTGGAAAGAGGCTTTTGGAAACGTTAGTTATCCTGAGTGGACAAAGAAGAAGAAATATATCATGGACTGTATTGATCAAGGTGTTGATATTTTTGATAAAAACCCTAAGATAAAACTTTGCACAATACACAGTATGAAAGGTGGAGAGGACGAGAACACAGTAGTTGTTGGTAACATGGAAATGCCTTTTCACAAAAGATACAATAGTGTAGATCACGCTGAGAAAGATGCGGTCAACAGAATGTTTTATGTTGCTTGCACGAGAGCTAAAAAGAGAATGTACATTTACATGTCACCAAACAGACAGTTTCGTTTTGATTTTGATAAAGTGCACAAAGCATACAAACAAAGAAAGGAAGTCGCATAATGGGATGGAGAGATATACAAGTCGATGGCGCTCACTACAGAGCCTTGAGCATACAGCCTACAGATTACATTGTAAAAAATAAGTTAGGTTGGAGAGAGGGCAACATTGTGAAGTATGTGTCTCGTCACTCTGAGAAAGGAAAAGCAAAAGACGTTAGAAAGATAATACATTTCGCTTTAATGATTTTGGAGGACGAGTATGGAGAAGAATACGAAATCAAGTCTGTGGACTGAGTGGATGGTAGAAGAACATTTTCCAGATCTATCGCAAGAGAAATACCTCGCAGTCGACTTAGAGACATGTGATTTAAAACTTTTAACTCATGGATCTGGTTGGGCAACGGGTAATGGTTATGTCACAGGGTTTGCATTGGCTACCAAAGACTGGCAAGCATACTACCCAATAGCTCATCAAAAGGGACACAATCTAGATCCAGACAAAGTTATTCCTTGGATAAAGAAAACATTGGCGTGTGACATGCCAAAAATATTTCACAATGCATCTTATGATATCGGTTGGCTACGACACATGGGCATAACCGTAAATGGTACTATACATGACACAATGATTTCAAGTGCTTTGATAGATGAAAATAGATTTTCGTTTACTTTGAATAGTTTAGCTAAAGATAAATTAGGCACAACCAAGAACGAAGACGAGCTTATTGACTATGCAAAGAGTGAGGGTATCGATCCAAAGAAAGAAATGTACAAGATACCTAGTCTCTACGTAGGACATTACGCGGAACAAGATGCACGGCTCACGTACGATTTATTCTTTCACAATCAAAAAGAAATAGAAGAGCAGAACCTGCAGCAGATATACGACCTTGAAACTAGGTTACAACCTTGCTTGATTGACATGAGAACACAGGGTGTGAGGGTAGATTTACAAGCGGCAGAGGATGCAAAGAAAGAATTGATTAGAGACGAGCAGGCCGCGCTACACAAAATTAAAAAACTTTCTAATGTTGATGTCAACGTTTGGGCAGCTGCCTCTGTGGCCAAAGCCTTTGATAATTTAAACATAAAATACGACATGACTCCAACAGGCAAACCTAGTTTTACAAAAGACTTTTTAAGTAAACACGAATCGGAACTTGCCAAACTTATTGTGTCTGCCAGAGAGTCTAACAAAGCATACACTACATTTATAGACAGTATTATGCGCCATCAACACAAAGGACGCATACACTCTGAGATACATCAAATGCGTAGTGACAATAAAGGCACAGTGACCGGCAGGTTTAGTTATAGCAACCCAAACCTACAGCAGATCCCAGCTCGTAACGAAGAAATTAAGAACAAGATACGTTCTTTGTTTATACCAGAGGAGGGTCTGAAGTGGGGAAGCTTTGACTACTCACAACAAGAACCTAGAATGTGTGTGCACTTTGCAGAGAAAGTAAACATAGCAGACGGTTTCACATATCAATCAAAAAGACCTAGTATGGAAACGAAAGAATTTATTGAAGGGTACAAAGGTGGTGATGCAGATTTTCATGACATGGTTGCGGACATGGCAGGTATTGAGCGTAAGGTTGCAAAAAATATTAATCTTGGTCTGTTCTATGGCATGGGTCGAGCGAAGTTGAAAGGTCAACTTGGTATCGATGATGAGACAGCGGAGACCTTGGTCAACGAGTACAACGACAAAGTTCCTTTTGTTAAAAAGCTATCACAACGAGCCATGAATGCGATGGAGAGCAAAGGTTATGTGACTACGGTCTACGGACGACGGTGTCGTTCGTTTGGTTACGTTCCCATTAGATGGGGAGTGTCTGGTTTTTACAAAACAGAAAAAGAAGCTATCGAGGCACTTGGAGAACATGGTTACAAAAAAGCATATACTTACAAAGCGTTAAACAAATTATTGCAAGGTTCGGCGGCAGATCAAACAAAGAAAGCAATGGTGGACTTGTACGAACAAGATGGTATCATACCACACATACAAGTTCATGATGAACTTAACATCTCTATCGAAGGTGAAGAACAGGCGAAAAGGATTATTAAAGTTATGGAGCATTGCATAAAACTCAACGTACCTAGCAAGGTGGACTGCGTCATCGCGGACAACTGGGGCAATGCCAAAGGATCGTGACCGACGATAACATTATCTATGTGTCTCTCTGTCCTTCGTGTCAGAACACAGCGATGATGAGGCCTTTTGGAACGCAGAAGAATGTGTTCTATTGTTCAAAGTGTAAGTCTAGATACAAGCAACACATCAATGGCAAGATCGTTTACATACCTCTACATGTGTCTGAAATCATAGAAGAGACTGTGCGCAGGCACTACGATGAAGACCCAGATGCAGAGTTTGTTATTGATTTTGAACCAGAAGATCCTAGTTAATTTCTTTTAATCTATCAAACACACACCCAACTACAGTAGATGGTGCACCACTTGAATGATACGTTGCACAAGCTGCGAGCTCCTCTAGTGGGGTTCCGTGTTGCAAGGCAACAGACACAATACGTCCAATTTCTGTAAGAATATCAAAGCGTTCCGTGCCAGACTTGCCTCCACCATTGATCCAAATCTCTTTGATTTGATCCTCAGAAAACGACAATGTAATGACATAAGGCATCCCGTTTTGATCTTTGATGGTTTCTTTGTAGCAGGGTCTTTTATTTTTTAGTTCTTGACGCATAAAGTGCCTTTCTGATTGACATGTTTGCGTCAATCTACTATATGTTGAGGTACATTACAACAAAATATGGAGGATTCCATGGTTTTAGAGGATGATTTTCCAGTGCATAGTTTCGTACTGGCTGGGGAAGCGGCAAGTTTAAAGAATAAAGTTGATCTTTTAGAGCAACAAAACAAAGCGCTTCGTGATCAGGTTAAAGAACTTGAGGTTTGCCTAGAACAGGCAATGGGCCCAGCTCGACTCCGACATGCATTTTGAAATAAAATAACATATAGAAAGGTAAAGGATGCCCGACATTCGAAAGTACAGTTCTGTCTCTGTAAACAAAAAGACATACAAAGAGCTCGTGGCCATAGCTGAAGCGCTTACGGATCAACTAGGTATGGAAATGTCTATCTCAAAGACTATTGAACATCTCGCTGGACAGAAAGCAAAGAAACTCAAGTTGAATGGCCATTCAAAATCTTAACTCCCTTATTACAAACAAATACCCGTATGCTGAAGTTCGACGCAAAAAAGTTAATGGCAGGCGTTATTACGAAGGTCAGAACAAGCTTCTTCCCTCCGTCACGACCATCCTCTCCAACACAAAGTCAGAGGAAGACGAAAAAAGTCTACAAAAGTGGCGCAATAGAGTTGGCGAAGAGGCGGCAGAGGCGATACGGAATCAAGCCGCGAGTGTCGGAACGGCAGTCCACAAGTTCCTCGAATGTCACATCAGAGGAATAGGGTACGATGACACCACTAACGATGGTGTTATTGGCAAGCGCATGGCTAAAGTTATTATTGAGCGTGCCTTTCCTTCGATTGACGAGTTCTGGGGGACAGAGGTTGCTCTGTATTATCCTACGTTCTATGGTGGAACGACCGATTGTGTGGGTGTATGGAACGGCAAGCCAGCGATTATGGATTTCAAACAAACGAACAAGCCGAAAAAAGCGGAGTGGATCGAAGATTACTTCATCCAACTGGCCGCTTATTCGATGGCACATGACGCGTTGTTTGGGACTAAGATGGAAGTGGGCGTGATTCTTATGGTGTCAAGGGCGCTAGAGTATCAATTGTTCACGATCGAGGGTCAACGGATGGATGACTATAAATATAAATGGTTAAAGAGGTGCGAAAAATATTATGGTAAGATGGACAACTAAAGAATTAGTCGCTAGACTAGAGAAGTTTTGTGAGAGCCCCGAGGGGGCCAACGCTAGGGTATCTCTGGCTGTGCCTATGGGCTTTGGATCGAATCCAAACACGAAGTTTGACATCAAAAAGGTAGACTTGGTGCCAAATGCTATTATTGGAGCGAAAGAGAAGTACAGGTTGATTATTGTGATACAGGAGATGGAATGACGTGGAAAATGTTCATACAAATAGCTATTGTTGCGTTGTTGGCTACGATATGTATTCAACAAACGCAATACTTGGAGGCTGACTGGTGTTCGTCGGAGATTGAGCTGCTTCGTTCCCAGTTAGCCGACATACATGAGAAGATTGTGGCAGAATAATGGCCAAAAAAAGCAAATTTTTCAATGATGAACATGTTACCAAGAAACGTATACGACGACCCGGAAGGCATGCGAAGCGACCGAATAAGCGATATTCGAGGAAAACGTACAACGGACAAGGGAGGAGGAAATAAATTACCTCTGTAAGAGTATTTTCGCTAGCTTTCTATTTTTGAGATCACAAATGTAATTTTAGAGGTAATGAGGTAATCTAGAGGAAATATTAAAGTAAACTATTGATATATAACAACAAAAAAATTACTTCATAGAGGTAATGTTGAGGTAATCAGAGGTAATTTTTAACTGTTTCCTTGTAGTCGTGCGCGTAATTTAGTATTTTAGAAATAAGAAGCTGGCAGAAATACTCTATAGGAATAAAAATATGGCTAAAAAAACTAGGTTGTCTCAAGGCTCAGAGGTTGAGATGAAAGGATATCCAACTAAAGTTAAAGTTGGTTACAGGGACATAAAAATTAAATATGTTAGGCCTGATTTCATTAATGATGACATGACAGATAGTTATGGGGAGTATCGTGCTCGACCGGGAGAAATATTAATACAACATGACTTGTGTGGGCAAGAAAGATGCAACACTACATTTCATGAGATAATGCATGCCGCGGTCTACGTTAGTGGTCTCAACCAAGCAAACGGCCCTTTGAAAGAAGATGATGCAGAAGAGCTTGTCACTAATCAGTTGTCTAATTTTATGATTGGTGTGTTTAGAGATAACCCTTGGGTTCTCGATATGTTAAAGAAATATATTAACGAATCCTAGCTTTTTTACGCTTGCGGTCTATTGGGCCTTCCTCGACCACTTCTCCCTCCACTATTTTTGGATTGAGCTGGTCGGCTATCGCTTGTAGCTCCTTGCGTACTTCATCTGGCGTGAGTTGGTCTATCTTCCCGTGCTTGATGATTTTCTGGTCTATGTAAAGTCCGCCTGCCTTTCCGCGTGCGACTTCTGCTTGAACAGCGCTTGCATACGATCCATTTTCTAACGCTTGTTGTTTAATCTGTTCTAGGTCACGCATGTGGGTTTCAAAAGACACACGATATTTTTCGTTGATTTCTTTTCGAAGTTTTGTGATTTCTTGTACAACGAGAGGATAATAGTTTGAGTTTTGAAGCTCAGATGCTGTGCTTCTTGCTCTGTCTTTCGCATAGCCCGCTTCGATAGCACAATCCGTAGCGGTCTTGCGTCCTTCGTTGTATACCAAAAGATTTACAAATTTTATTTGTTGTGGTGTTAAATGTTTGCGTCTCGACATATAGTATGCTGTTCGTTCAATACCACAATATGTAGTATCTTTGAAAAAAAATCAATTTTTTTTAAAATATTTACTTGAATAAAAATTTTTTTTCGCAATTTATACTATATGCACATAACGAACTAATTACTCGTTATGGTCTGTGTGGCGGAACAACTCTGTAGTTGAGGGGTAACGCATAGCGAAGTGGAAGTATGGGCAAATGTCTGAGGTAAACCTAGCTAGTTAAAGTAGCGATTTCAATGTAATCTTAGCATTAACTCGTGAAATTTGTGGGTACGCAAGTAATCCCACCACAGACAGCATACAGAAAGATAGAATGATGGACATAAGAGAAGATATCTGGCAGAAAATAGGGGTAAATAAACTGTTGTGTAATAATCATCATTTTTTTAAAAAAAGTTATAAAATGCTATTGACTATGGGATAAAAATCAGATTATGATTCGAAATAATTTTAAAGAAAGAGAGAATGATGGAAAAAATAACTATGATCTGGGGAACTGAAGCCGTCAAAGGTATCGAGAAACCAGAAGAAGGATATACTAAAAAGACTTACACATTCGATACTGAAGCTGAAAAGAAAGCTTTCTTGTTGGGTGTAGCGGAGTGTGATGGTTGGTATGAGCATGCCACAGTAGATGAGCTAGAGTATTGGGGGTCTTGATGGAAATTAATGGTTATACTCTTCTAAATTTAGACTTTGTAAAACCTAACAAAGATTGCAATAGTTGTCGTTGTTTTGGTGCTGTTTGTTTTGGTTGTGAGATGGATCAAGTGCAACACGAATATGATGCAATTTATACTGATGATTGTGAATGGATAATTAAAAGGGGTAAACATGAATAAAAAATATTTTGAATTCGAAGATTTATTATCTAAGGCTACTGAAATGTACCAATATAATCTGGAACAATATCCAGATGAAAATCCTACGATGTTAGGTGCTATTGAAGAAATACTATATGAAATAAAGAAAGAAAAGGGGGAAATATGAGTAAACTTTATATTAAGAAAAAAGATCTAGGTAAAAAGATATACAAGATAGAATTTTCTGAACTCGTTAAAGAATATTTTACAGTTGTTGCTGATAGTAAAGAGGAAGCAGAACAAAAAATGTGGGATATCAGATCTGGCTTCAAGAACATGGACTATGACACGGCAGATGATCACATTGTCTATGATGGCTACAAAGATTATCTTGATGATATTAATACAACTAAAGTAGATACAATCGAGGAAGCTGACTTTGACACAGAAGAACCAGATGATTGGATTTACGAGGGGAGTTATTAATGGTTAGTGTAAAAAATAAAATGTTTGATGAAGCTGAAACTATTTTAAATCAATACGCATGGTATGTGACTAATCGTGTACTGACTTTCAATGAAGCCGTTGAGATTTTGTGCGATAGTAAAAAGGTGGTAAGCTTCTTTGACAAAGAAGAAATAGAAGCTATCATGAGTTTTGAATTACAGAAAGGACATACAGTACAATGAAATATAATAATTATGACAGAGAAACATTACTAAGAATAATTAATAAAAGAAGGGAGCTAGATTATCAATCTTTGTTTAATCATTGTTTTGAGCTTTTAGACTCTATTGTTGCGAATGAACAACAAAAAAATAATTATGATTATGACGAGTGCTGTGCTGATTTTAATGATTGCGTTAATCTAGCAGAGTGGACTGAGGACGAAGAATGAAACCACGTTATTTAACAAAAGAAGGCAGGTGCATAGTCATTCTTGTGTTGTCTGTCGTAGCTCTTCTGGCAATCAGAGGACTTGTTTATTGGATATGGGGGGTGTGATGAGTGAGCTAGATTACGAAAAGCTAGAGGTCGAAGTCATTGTCACTTACAAAGGCAAAAAGCTAGATGATTTTGATGCATCAGATGAAAGTCTTTACAGTATCTACGATGATGTAAAAAAATACTTGGAGGACAGTCAATGAAAGAAAAATATCAAAGTCAAATAGATGCAGAAAAAATAACAAAGGCATTGGGTTTAAATGGGGAGGACGCATATAAAAATCCTAATCACTTTTACAATGTTACAGATGTCTTAATAGCCTTGATGAATTGGTTTGACTACAAAAAAGAAGATGACCAGTTTAACACCGATTTTGAGACACACTTGGAGTCGGCACGAGAAGCTTACGAGTATGAAAATAAAGAGTGGAGCAAAGAAGGGCAGTTACATTGGAAAGAATATGTGAGGGGGAACAGTCAATGAAAACAGATGTTGGCTTTGATGAAAAGTTTGTTTACAATGATAAAGTTAGTTTCGAAGAGAACTTTGACAAGTGGCTTCGGTGGACTAACAGAGAAAGAAGATTTTATGGTCAGAAAGAAAGAACAAGAGAAGATGGACTACCTATTTTTAAATCAATGCATGGGGGTGTATGATGATTAATGAAGAGAAAGCAAGGCAAGAATACAATCAAATGAGAAATGATGACTGGGTTTTTGCTCAGTTATGGTGTGAAAGTGATTATGATTTTTATGAGTGGTGTTCTAATTATGAGGATCTTAAACACATAAAGGGGGTGTGTGATGTATAAATGCGACTGCTGTAAAGATAGTGAAGAACACGAGTATCACTATTGGAATGAAAATATTTGTGAAATCGAGGAGGACTACACAATGCCTGATGAATATGGGTGTGTGTGCTATCGTTGTTTTGAACAACTTAATCAAGAAGGTAAAATAGGGTGGAAACAATGACTAAAGACTTGTGGGTGTATGTTGTATTGTGTTGTGCTTTCGGTTATTTCACATGGCATTTCAACAACTATGTTTTTGCAGATGACTTCTACTGTTATGATGGCGACACTTGTTATTTGAACAATGAGCCGTTGAGGTTGCTTGGTGTGGATACTCCAGAGCTTCCATCACAAGAAGGTTATCTAGCGAAATACTTTGTGAATGATTGGTTGGCTACGGCAGATAACATAGAGATCGTGTTTTCTGGCAGACGAGGCTATTACGGTAGACAACTTGTAGACATTTACATAGACGGACAGAACTTATCTAATGTACTGATTGAAAGGGGGTATGGTAAAGTTTAT